ATAGGCATAGTAGCGATTCCGCTTTATGTTAGAATCGCAGTTTATCCTTTCCTAACCGTAGGCTGTAGCCCCAAGGCGGAAGCCGTAGGTTAGGGCGTAATGTAGGGGCAGCCTAAGGGCTGCCAATGCTTAGCGGTAGGGCGTAATATGTAAAGCCCTACACTATAGTATTAGGTGTCCAAAGGACACTAATTGGACACTTTATTTCAATATATTTTTTGTTACTTATGCTACTGTACTAAAAGTGCTGGTCAGAACCACCCTCCCCTATCAAACTTATGTGACTACATACATATATACCATGTCGCACGCATATTTAAAAACCCTGGGTTCGTTCACTGTCGTTCTCTCCCCCAATAAACACACCTGCTTTATTGCTTGCCCTGCCCTGCTTGCCTGCTTGCTTGTGTGCTTGCTTGGGCTAGTTCGCTTTCACGCTATTACTAGAACAGCCCTCCCTTAATCGCGGGGGGGAAGGTGTGCCCGCTTTCTTTCTTGCGCTGTCTTTCTTCCTTGTCTGTCTCATTATGTGAGACGGCTAAGCCTCTCACCTCACGCTCAAGGAATGTTAGATAGGTCACACCTCACGCTCAACATCTGCAATGTGACATGGAACACACCCCCAAATGGCGCGGATTGTGTCGGGCGCATGATTGGATTCTCCTAGTGCTTAAGTCACGAGGATTTAAGCCGATGACAGGAGATAAGACCATGACAGCATCAACAGCACTTAAGACAGGCAAGGCAACCAAGGCGGAGGCACTATCTACGCTCACCAAGGCACTAGAACAGGCTCACGAAGTCATCAAGGAGGAGACAGGCGCACCCCGCGCAACTCTCCTAGTGACCCGCGACCTCAAGGGGCGTAAAGGTCACTTCACCCCCTTCACACCTTGGCAGAATGGCGGAGAATCCTTCAATGAGATTGCCTTCAACCTTGAGCACTTCACGACACCAGAAGAACTACTCTCAACCCTCCTCCATGAGGTGGCGCACTCTCTCAACCATGCCAACGGGATTGAGGATTGCTCAAGCAACCAGTATCACAATGCAAAATTTAAGACACAAGCCGAGGCGTTAGGTCTTAAGACCATCGAGATTAAAGGCAAGGGACACGCATCAACAGAACTCACCGAGTTAGGCGCTAAGCGCTGGAAGAAGGCGCTCACAATCCTAACCAACGCCTTCGACCTCACCGCCTTAGGAGGCGAGCAGGCTAAGAAGAAAGGGCGTAACACCAACCTAATCAAGGCGCAATGCCCTTGCGAGCAGACTATCCGCGCCTCCCGTGGCGTGTTAGATGCGGGCGTGTCTTGCGACATGTGCGGAGGTAAATTCAGCGAGGCTTAAGACATAACAGCCCCCGCACCTCAAGCGGGCGCAGGTTCAAGACCTAGCGGGGGCACTAGCAAGGCGAGAGAGTCTCACCTTGTGACTTAAGACAGGAGATGTAAAATGATTGAATGGTTCCAAGCACGAATCACCTACTCTGCAGAATGGGCGAAAGACGGGCGCGAATGGTCAGCGATTGAGGGCTTTCAGAATGAGAGTTTTCTCACCTCCTACCTGCACTCTATGGGATGGCGAATTGTGAAAGCGGAAAGGATTGAGGCTTAAGACAGAAACCAAAATGTGAGGCAACTCACAGCCCTAAACCCTTGACAGCGGGCGCGAGTTCATGACTCAATTAGGGCACGACATAAGGAGAGAGTCTCTTTATGTATTAAGACAGGAGATAGAAACATGGCAACACGAAGCACTATCGGTATTAAGTCACAAGACGGCACAGTTAAGGCGATTTACTGCCACTGGGATGGCTACCCTGCAGGCGTAGGGCTGGGCTTAATTGATAACTACGACAGCAAGGAACAGGCAGAGGCACTAATCGCCCTTGGTGGATTTTCTTCACTCATGGAGACACTAGAGGAGACAAAGGCTGGAGCCTATGGCAACGACAGCGACAAGGCACGCACCTTTACAGGCGTTCAAGACTGGCTGGATAACTTCAACTCAGGCGAGGAGTACGCCTACCTTTACGAGGAGGGCAAGGGCTGGGTTTATTTCTCAGACTTTGACGAACACCTACCAATCACGCTAAAGCGTGAGAAAGATGTGGCTTAAGACATGAAGATTACATTCAACCTATACAGCGGAAGCGGTTTTGAATCTAAGAACACACTCAGTGCGGAAGATTTCGCAGAGTTTCGTAAGTTAGCCGAGAGCCTTAAGCAATCGGTAAGAATTGTGAGTGTGTCTTAATACAGATGTGAGCAAACTCACAGCCTCAAATCTTGAAGAAAGCGCGGTGTTCATGGCACCATTGAGGCACAAGGTAGGCGAGAGATACTCACCACCGAGCACGACAGGAGATAGCACCATGAAAAGAGCAGAACTTATCATCGGCAAGGTTTATTACATGAATAAAACTACCGACTGGATTAACAGCCATTACGGAATTAGTAGTTCTTATGTAAAGACTGCCGAAAACATCAAGCGATTCAAGGTAACAGTTGTAGAAACACAACTTAAGACAGAACACGAGAAGGAATGGCGCACTCGTGATGTCTTAATACAGACAGAAGGTGGCAACCTAAAGTGGGTTCCTCTCAACTGGATTCGTACTACATGGGTTGAAGCGGTCAAAGAATTAACCGACAACGCACGCCAACGCGAACGCAATTCTTGGAGCGACCGAGGCAACCAATACTCCCGACACATGGCACGCAAGTTTGAACGCGAGCAATTAAAGCCAGCAATCAAGAACCTATGCGAGGAGATTGAGCGCGTGACTGGCGAGCACACATGGGCAGGCGACAAGATTGAGAACCTTGAACTTAAGACTCTATTGACCTTGACCAAAGCGCTTTCCTTTATTAAGACAGATTTACAGGCGGTGGCATCATGACCGATTACTGCCAGCCATGCGGTCAGGTTATGTGGCTATGCACATGCGAGCCATACTGCGGAGACTGCCTCACCCCTATCAGCCAGTGCTCACATGCAAAGGAGTTCAAGAGATGAAACTAACACGCCGAGGTAAGCAGGTTAGAGGAATCTTTATTTATGTCTTAATACTTAGTGTCATGATTGCAATTTCAAGTGCACTAGGTGTCTGGGATGTACCTGAATCATGCTTAGTAGAAATGGTTGGATGTCCCGATGATTACATTCTGCCTTAAGACACAGTGTGACCAACATCACACCGTAAATGTTTGACATCAGATAGCACAACCGATTAACTACAACTACCAACTACAGACAGGAGAAACACAATGGCAACATGGACACACCCCAACGGGGACACAATCACAACAGAAGGCACCACCTACACAGTCACACAGAACGGCGAAAGTAGAACAGTTAATGTAGAAAAATGGACAGCCAACGCCGAACAGTGGATGAAGAACGACATCAAAGACGGATACTACGAAGGTTTTGTACTTAAGACAGGAGATAACTAACATGCCACTACCCGAAGAAACACTAGAAGCATTAACCAATGGCGCTAACCACATGACATTCAACGAGAGCGGAGAGATGACCAGCGCAAGCGGGTCAGGCGTGGACTTGTATGTTCTCGTGTCTCTCGTCTCATGGATTAAGTTAGAACTTAAGACAGGAATGAAGATGACCCGACATGGAAGCACACTACGCAAGGCAAACGAAATGCTGGGCACAAACTATCGCCGTAAGGAACAGGCGTTAGCCCACCTTGAGGGACTGCTATCAGTACTTAAGACAGAGGAGGCAAAGTAATGGCTAATGTATGGAAGTCATCAGTCACAACCAGCATGACCAAGCACCTCACAGAGGATGAGAAGGCAGATTTGATTGCCAAACTTGACGATGTAGTAATGATGGTGTGTCAGTCGTATGAGATTGAGGCTTAAGACATGAAAGACAAATGGTTAGTAGTACTAGAAGTTGAGACTTATGACGGCGACCCTCGTGCATGGGACTGGAGGCACTACATAGGTGACGAGTGCAAGGTAATCACCTCAGAGTTTAAAGGACGGGTGCTAACAGATGAACGACAAGCAGATTAAAAGAATACACAGCGCAATAAAGAGAGCAAGGTCACAGCGAAATGCCACGACTAACAACGAGGACTTCGACTACTGGCAAGGCATAATGGAACAACACTTAGAAACTCTAGGTGTATTACTTAAGACAGGAGAAAAGAAATGACACACACAATTACAACTGGGGCTATGTCTAAGTCAACCACAGCATACGACAAGGACTTTGACCTCACCATTGACGGCGAAGAAGTGCGAGTTATCCTGCACTGGGACGACCTTGACGGATACGAACTCACATGGCTGGACAAGGAAGGCAGGTTCATTACATCACCCGATTGGCTATACGAACATGATGATTTCTGTCTTAAGTTAGATAACACAGAGCCACATAGCAAGGTGCAATTATGATTCTCATGGAGTGCAGAAGTTGCGGAGTCATGGTGCAGAACCCTAAGACTATTAATTACATGGCGGAAAGATGCACGCCTTGCGAGATGAAGTACAGAGAACTGGCGAACCGCGCCATTGATACCTACCTAGATGAGAAGGCAGAGGCAGAACTCAATGCTCAATCTAAAACTGATTCACCCGCACGCTAGATTATGGATAGCAACAGTAATAATTCTTGGACTTATCTTAGTACTTAAGACACCAACTGGACAGCAGTTCGTATCACCGCCACATGGCAAGGTGATTGCCTACTATCAGAATGACTACCAACTTTATGCCATAGAGCAACTGATAAAGAAGGACAAACTTGAGCAGTGGTCTTGCCTCTATGAACTATGGACTAAAGAATCTAACTGGCGACCGAAGGCAAAGAGCAAGACATCTAGTGCCATGGGTATTGCACAGTTATTGGATAGCACATGGAAGAACATCGGTCTTAAGCCAACATGGAATGGCAGGAAACAGATTGATGCAGGACTTGTTTATCTTGAGCACCGCTATGGTAAGTCAGGCAACAACATCTGCAAGGCATACGCACATCATCTAGCGAAGGGTTGGTATTAAGACATGATTAGTATTGAGATTAGGTTTGGTAAAAGACACGCAGAAAAATACTGGCGAGATGCTTTGTCTAAAGAGGTTGAAGCGTTAATCTGGGATGGCGCACCAGCAGGGGCAGCGCCTTGGAATCAGGGAGTACGCAAGTCAGCCGAGATAGTAAGAGGATACAAGCGATGAAGCCACAGTTCCACACAGTAATCAGCGTTACTAATAGCAAGAACAGATACAACAAAGGTTTGATTGGTTATGTCTTAAGATACAACCAGCGCCTATGGGACAAGGCAGTGTGCCGAGGTATAGACACAGAGATTTTCTATCCAGCACAGGAGTTGTTCAGTCGTGATGAGGAGCGCATGTTTGAGAAGATGTGTGTTGAGTGCCCCGTCATGATGGCTTGCCTTGAGTGGGGCTTAGCCCACGAAAGATACGGAGTATGGGGCGGGACGACACCACCTATGCGACACAAAATTAGGGCACGAATTGGCTGGGCTTTGACAGAACCACAGCATGGGTGATACTGTTTGACTTGTACACCAGCGGGTACGAAGGGGAAGCGTATTCGTTGGTGTGCATAGAAAAGCCCAGTGATTCTCTCCTGTCTCGCTGGGTTTCTCTATGTATTAAGTCAGACTATTTATCTAAATCTAATTCCTTAGCAAGCATGAACACTTCATCACTTAAGTCATCAAGAGTTCCATCATTATAGATAACATGATTAAACATGTAGTTATCCATAGCGTGCTCAGACTTGTGACCATTGACTGCACTGTGATTGTGTCGGTTGATACGCCAAAGCGAACCGCTTAGTTTCTTGATTGCATCTGCCTCATTGGGATAGCGCACATCAGAGATAACAACTCTATCGTTATGGCTTAAGTCAGCAAGTGCCATCTTAATCCACACATTATCACCCAACATTGTGCGACCTACCTCAGTACCCATCACTTGCATGAGTCTGCGTACCTCAGGGTTTTGCTTTGCTACATCCCAACCATAGTCATCTACGAACTCAGCAAGGCGAGTGATGCTATCCAATCTAGGGTTGAGTGTTAGTAATGCATGACGAATCGGGTCAGCAAAAGATACTCTGCGGTATCCGTAATTAAGACATAACAATTCAGCCGTGCTGTCTTTGCCACTGCGTGCGTATCCACTCAATCCGATAATCATTTCATCTCCTTTATGTATCCACATTTAGTACATTGCACACGCCACAAAGTTACTTGTGGGTCTATCACATGCCATAGGTAATTAAGACAGAACTTATGGCGCAACCACTTAATCACTTAACGCCCCACCAAATACCTACTGCTAGTGGACCGATGTATACCTCAAGGCATTTAAGATTCTTGTAGTGCACTACACCAATGCAAAACATACGCCAGTTCAACTCATGTGTCAGTATCATTCTTCGCTCCTATCAGGCTTGCGGTATCTGCGGTTATTCCATTGTGGTTGTTCGCCACCTAATCTATCTTGCAACTTAGTAAGTGCACGAGACACACGCTTGCGTACTGCCTCATCACTAATGTTGTACTCAATAGCCAGCGCATCTATGTCAGTGCCACCATCTGCAAACCTACGATGCAAGAGCAGGTTGTCCTGTTCATTTAATTTCTTAAGACAGAAAGACACATCACTTAACATAGCCTCACGATTCATGCCCTCACTGGGCTTGCTTGAGGTAGAAATGAAATCATCCTTAGGTGTTGACGATACTGTCCACTGTTCATAGTTCCACACATCTTTGAGTAACTCCTGCAAAATCTCATGCGTGTAATAGAAAGCATCTGATGGCGATGACTTGGTTTTGTAGGCACGCTCTCTCGCGGCAAACTTCTGAGACTCGTTGTTGAATGTACGCTTAAGTTTAAATACCAATGAGTCTTGCGATTGCCACTCCTCAATCTTGTGCCAATGTTCTAATGCCCACAGGTTGAGGTGTTGGAACACATCATCTGCCGTGACTAAGTGCCTATGAATACGGGTACATCTAGCAGCAGATAAGCGTGCTACTTTATAGACCTGTTCCCATAGTAAATCTTTCTCGTCACTCATTCTTTAATTGCCTCATTGCCTCTAGTAAGTTATCAACTGTGATGAGATAGCCCTTGCTTTTATTCGGGGGAATCTCACAGGTAATCTCTCTACCAAAGTTCTTTATTGCATAGTGTACATGGTCAGTGGGTACCATCAGCACACCCTTCTCAAGTACGAACGCCCAGTAAGCAGCCTCAGTTACCATCAACCCAGATGCTTCCCACGATTGTGTCTTAAGAAACCAACACTCAACTTCTATGTAGAGATTGCCTGTCTTGTTCCACTTTCTGTCACGCTTTACTTCTATTGTCTTGCCATCAGTGAGTAGTTCTTCAACTAACTTCTCACCTTTACGCCCGTATCCAAAGTCTAAATCAAAGGATGAATTTTTAGCCATGTGTTAGCACGCCGACTCGCTTTCGCAAACCGTCTGCCCCTTCTGCTAGGTAGACATCGTTAACATCCTGACCCTCAGGCATGAACACAGGGAATACATTGTCTAGTTCTCTACTTAGATTCTTAGCCATCTCCCTGCCAGCGTTGTCTCCATCGCAGAGCAGAATTACTTTTGTCCAGTCAGCAAGTACTCGTGAGTAAAAAGGTTTCCAGTTGTTAGCCCCTGGTAAACCAACTGCAGCAAAGCCAGCCTGTGTTGCAACAACTGTGTCGAGTTCACCCTCACATACAACCAAGGTGTCATCGTCTTTGTTCAGTGCATTGATGTTAAAGATGTGAGTCGTAGCACCTGGGCGTGACATGTACTTCGGACCTGGTGCATCAGGACTTAAGGCACGAAAGCGTATGTCAATAGTTCCAGCAGGTGTTAAGTATGGGATAGATAACTTACCAATGTAAGGCTCATGTCCTACCTCAGGATTTTTTACGAAGCCGAGGCGAAACATACGAGCCGTCTGTTCCGTGATACCGCGACTCTCCAGATACGGAAGAATCTCCACGAGGTTTTGAGCGTAAGTCTCCGTTGCTCTCTCCAGTAATTCTCTCTGCGATTTGCTTAGCCTCATTGAAAGTAACTCCTTCTTTCTTCATTATGATTGAGTACACATCGCCAGCCATGTCGCAGCCGAAGCATCTGAACCCACCGTTTTCTGTATTAAGACGAGCAGACTTTACTCTATCACCGTGGAAGGCACAGCGCACAGTTACCCACCCGCGCCTACCTTGCGGTATGTCAAAGCCGTAATGTTCTAGTACTTTTGCCAAGTCATGCTTAGAGTTTTGCAAGAGCATCACTAAGCCTTTGTACTACATAAGCATCCTCAATCCCTTTGTTAGATGCCTTGATAATAACCAATGGCGTAGGTGCAATCTTCAATCGCTTGGCAATGCGGTAGTTCTCAGCCTCTATCTGTGCCTCACGAATCCACCCAGATAAATCTATCTTGCCGTCACGCCGTGGTGCCTTGGCTTCAATCACATAAATGTCGTTGTCAGTAGGCAGTGCTACATCACCAACATCATTACGACCAGCACGAGGTAAACGCTGTGCGTTATACCCGTTCTCCATCAACCAATCGGCTAAGTCAATCTCAAAGGCTGCACCTCTACGCTTGTTACTTGCTTGCTGCGTTACCATTTTGTGCCTCCGCTTGTGCTGCTGCCTGCCAGTACAGTGCATAGTAATTCTCATCATAAGCAAAGCGCTTCATGTGCTTGGCAATAGCACCAGTGTGTGCGTGTACAGGTACACCTGCTGCTTTGAGTTTACGGAAGAACACAATGTCCTCACCCACAAACTTCTCGCCCACATTCTCAATCTCTGCAAACATAGACTCGCCTGGAAACTTATGTCTTAATGCAGGAACAACTGACTTGTGCATGAGCGTAAGTCCTAGCCCTGCGTTATCTACTTTAATGATTTGGTTCTTAGGCAGTGGGTGTTTATATTTAATCTCATACTCATTGCTGCCTTCATCAAAGAGTGCTGGCATAGGTTGCATCAGTGATGACTCCATCTGCTTAGAGATAAAGTACACACCTGATACGACTGGGCGTGCCACCTTGTCTGCTGTATTCCATAGCAACTCAAGGATGTCAAGGGTTAACACAATGTCAGAGTCAACCCATAGCAACCAGTCTGTCTTAATGTTGTCAGCCCACATGTCAAACAGCGCTTGGCGTTGACGACCAATCTGATTACCTTGCACACGCACAGCATTGTGGATACCAATGTTGCGTGTTGGTGCCGTGATGGTGGTGTACATCAGACCTTCGGTGAACTTACCGTCAGTCAAACCATTGTCACACCAACCAACAGATAATGTTTCTTTATTACTGTGTGGCATCCATAGCCTCGCTCTCATCAATCACTGTAAGGGCACTCTCGCCCATCTCTTTAAAAGAATTTGCTAAATTAATTAAACCTGCTGCAATATCTTCAATACACTCTGGACCATGATGTTCTTTAAGGTGTTCACCAAACTGACCAACATAATCTGCAAACTGAATAGCCTCTAACCAAATAGTATTTGGGTCATAGATTTGCCGTGATGCTTCGTTAACCTGCTCAAGTACATTGGGTAACTCAGCAATGATGATGTCTTTAACTTCCTGCGGTACCTTCAACTTGCTCAGTACTGCTTCCATCCTTTGCGGTGAAAGCAATAGTTCCTCCGTCAAGGTAAGACTTGACTTGTTCTTCTGTGAGGTCCATGAACTCACCAGTCTTTTTATTTTTCCAAACAAGTGCCCTCCAACCAGCGGTGTATGTAAGTACACGGGGTGTAAATGTAAGTTGTTCTTTAATGTCAGTAGCAAAACGCTCTGTCTTAATAACGAACTCGTCTCCGACTTCGCTTGCTGGTACTTCGCCAGCATTTTCTATTACGGATAAATCCCAATCCATTTTAATCTCCTAAGGTTGTCCAACATCTAGTACCTGCATACTTGCAGGGTCATACGAAAGCCACACTGGTGTGCTTCCGTTAGCATCGGCAGGTCCGTAACGATTCTTAACAGCACACACACCCATCGTAGAAATCTGGTTAATGACTGTAAGGATTAACGAAGGGGTCTGGGCGACCTTCCCATGCAGTGCTTTTTGTGGTGGGCAAGGGTTACCAAGTACCCCCTCAGAGGTATGGTGACAAACCACAACCGCAGCACCAGTCTCCCGTGCCCACCACTTAAGTTCCTTCATCAGTGTACGCAAACCACCCCACTCATCTTGCGAATCCATGGTTACATCTACTGCATTATCAAGCACAATCAAACGAACATCTTCACCAAGTCTTTCACGAGTAGCAAGTACTGCATCCTCAATGTCCTTCAAGGTTGGTGAAGAATCAAACTCCCAATAGATGTGGTCAGCAGGCTTAAGCATTTGCGCTGCCCAATCCCTATCCATTTCCATCAGAGGTTCAACTTCTGCTTGTTGCTTTCCCGTCAGCAGTGCAAGCAGTCGGAGGCTCATCGTATGTGAGTGTGTATCAGCGGAGATGTAAAGAGTTGGAACTTTTGCACGGACTGCCAAGGACAAAGCAAGCGTTGACTTACCTGCCCCTGGCGGTCCAGCAATCATGCTTACTTCGCCGTAACGGATTGCTATTTGTTGAGCAGCGAGTGAGTGCCAAACCACAGGAAGGGTTGCACCCCCTCGTGATTCTGTCTTAATAGCACGGCTGAGTAGGCGCATCTTCTATGCAGGTACCTTGTTTTGGCAAGCCTGTCCCTGTGGCTTTGGACATGCATAGAAAGCCTTGTATGGGCGACCTGTTGACTTAGCAATACCTGCTGGTACATGGCGCATAGGTCCACCACCGCAAGTGCAATCAGGTACCTGACCTGCTGGCTTGTAGCCTGCTGGTGCTGGGTATGAAGGCGCTACTGCTGCCACTGCTGTGTGGTCCACAACTTCTGGCTTAAGACCAGCATTGGTTACCGCACAGATAGCATCAATCGTTGATTCTAAATCAGCAATGGATGCGATGCGTAGTGTCAAACCATCTAGCGCTGCATCTAGTTCAGCATCAGAGGTTGCACGGATGTTAAGTAAAGTTCCCTTAGGTGTCTTTACATTTACTTGATATAGCGGTTCAGTCATTTGGTTCTCCTATAGGTATCTCTGGATAAAGGTGTGAGTCTTTGCCACCCACTGCATAGCATGATGAATTTACGGAGCATGTGCCACACATAAACCCAGTTGCTGGTATAAAGATTTTATTGCTTACTGCTATCTCAAAGCCTTTAGCCCATGAGCCAAGGCGTGACTCAGTGTAGCGTTCAAGACTGACAGGCGTGGTTAATTCCCCTGTGCGTGCCATGAAATAACTGCCGAGTTGTGGGCGAACACCAAAGGTTTTCTCCACCAGTACTGCATAGATACCAAGTTGTGTTTGAGACTTAGGCTCAGCACCTGTCTTAATATCTACAATTACTAACTCGCCAGTAGGTGCAACCATGATGCGGTCAAGGAACGCTTTAATGTTTACACCATTGACTGTCTGATTCATTTCAGTTTCAATAGCAGGGATGCCAGCGGGTGTGTCCCAAATCTTCCAGCCACTTTCTTCTCTGAACTGAATCCAAAAGTCAACCATCTTTGGACCATTGGCAAGCCACCAATCAGCATCTTCCTTGTTAGGATACGCCTTGGTAGCACGACCACCAGCACGCCAAGGCATACCGTTGTCAACCAGTTTGTAGTTATGGTTCCATCGTTCTATAAACATAGCCGTTGGGTCAAAGCCCTCAGGTGTAATGTCATAGATTTCTGTGCACTCATGTACAGCCTTACCACCAGCAAGCCAGTAGGAAGGCGACTCTGCCACATGCTGTACACGAGTGAGGTAGTACTGCCATCCACATCCAAGCCATGTTGACATGGCGGAATGTGAGATGTAGTTCTTACCAGTAACTTGTTCAAGTGTCATTATTTCTCCTTCAATAGAGGAGACTACTACACAATGTCTGCTCTATAATTAGACACGCCGAGACAAATTACAAACATGTAATTAAAATTCGTGTACACTGCTGTTCGTGTTCAGCATATTAAGTAGAAGTCTAGCGAGGTTTCTGAACCGAGCAGGCATAGTGGATAATAGCACGCTAGATTTGCGTAGCCTTGGTCCTATACATGTATGCGTGTGTGGCTCTCGTTTATTTAAAGTGGGTTGTATGTTTGAAGAAAGCGACATAGCCATGTGGTTTGTTGATGCAGAGTGTGCTGAATGTGATGCACTTGTTAAAGTTCCTACACCAGTGGATGCACTATGACACAGGTAATTATCTTTTCAGTAGCAATAGCCATAGAAAATGCAATCTTGTGGCGCATAGCCTACAACTTTGGTATTAAGACAGAACAGCGTTCTCGTTTAAACAGACTTAATACTTTGCGGAGATTATTAAATGGCAAGGTATGACTACAAGTGCAGTAAATGTGGTGGAGTACAAGAGATTGAAAAACCAATGGGTAGTGAATGGTCGCCTACTTGTTGCCAAGAGTTAATGACTCAAGTTTATTCCGTAATACCTGTCAAGTTTAATGGCAGTGGTTTCTATTCCACTGGTGGATAAAAGCAAAAAAGCCCCCCGCTAAAAAGCGAGGGGCTAATCTGTTTAGGTTCCTAAAGGTTCCTAAAGGTTACTTGGAGCCACGACCAAACTCTGTTGCTGATGGGTCAAGCCACTTGAGTACTGGACCTGCAAAGCCTGCAAGGGCTGCAGCAGCAAGGGTCTTAGGGTTTGTCTCTCCAGCAAGGTAAAGCGCAACAGCAGCAGATGCTGCAGCACGGAACCATGTCAGTGCGACTTGCTTAAATTGTTCCATTGTTTCCTCCTAGTTTATTTTGTACCGTGCAACTTGCAACATGTACAAACTTCTGTCTTATATGCCTTCTTAGCAGGCACGGGTGTTACCTTTGCAATAACTTGATTAACAATCTTAGGTTGATTCATCCACCAAAACCACGGAGAAGTATCGGTAGCCATAGAGGACTCAATAGAAATATGTAGGTGCTTATTATGAGGATTACTCCCAGTGTACCGTCTGTTTCCCAACTTACTTTTTTCTCTGGACCAGATTTGTCCTTTGAAGATAAGGTACTTGACACGCTTATCCTCTTTAAGTTTCTCAAAAATTTCTTCACAATCAATACCATGCTTCGGGTCGTGGGTTAAATCAACAGCGTGACCTGTGTTGTGGTCAGAGTCTGGACTTTGTTTAATGTGTGCCTGAGATGGAAGTAGTCCATCACTTGCTTTCATACGCAAAGGTGCTATTGCTGTTGCTTGGCGCAGTACTGCAAGTGCTGCAGGTGTGGCTTTCTTAACAACGGGTTTCATTTACTGTCCTCATCTTTCTTCTTGCTCTTTAATCCATTGGCAGATACCAACCCAGTTAATGTTCCAGTAAGGAATACGGTAAGGGTAGAAACTAACTCTATAAAAGCAGCATCATTAGGTGCTTGTTTCATTGGCTGTGTTACAAATACTAAAGCCCATAACAAAGCAAAAACTGAGCCAGCAAATACAACCGCTAACATAATTCCAATAGTAACAATTAAACGAGCATGTAATTCTTCTGGAGTAAATCTATTTCTTGCCATCAAATACCTCTGGTAATAGGTCGGAGGAACAGGTGCCAGTTACTTCACATTGAGGTGGGTTGCACTCAGGCTTTTCCCAATTCTCAAATTCTTGACAAGGATAACGAACCCACCCTTGATAGCCACAACCACTAAGAGTTATTGCGATTAAGAAGGATGCGATAAATTTCTTCAACTTGTCGTTCCAATCTATCAACGGAGTCACGGAGGCTTGAGCCAGAATTAGGTCTTAATTCAGAAAGATAATGTTTAACAAGCCAACGAATTGATATAGCAAAAAAAGAAATAAGAGTAGTGATTGATACGGCAAGTGCTGCCCAATCTGTCGCTGACATTTATACTACCGTTCTAGCGATGATTTGGCAGATGCCACCAAAGCCTGAGTAGTTACGGGCAGATGGTGTAGCACGAGTGAAAGTAATCTGTTCAACAATACACTCAATAGGTTCTCCACCAGCGGTGAAGTCTTGAATAACAATTGTTGCACCGATACTTTCAACAGACTCAAGTGCAAACAAACGCTCACGGGCGTAGCCTTCGTAACCAATAATGTTGCCAGTCTTATCTGTCTCACGGTCATACATAAAGATAGGAATTTGTAACACACGAGCACGAGTAGGTGAAGGCAAAGCCTTAACTGCCAAGCCTACTACTACTGGACCAGTGCTTGCAGTGGTTGTGTTGCGATATAACTGTAATTTAAATGCAGCATCAGGAGCAATGTTTGGGTAAGCAGTTGCTAAGTCAATATCAGCAGCAGTACTGTTACCTTCAAGAAGTGTTGTGATAACTTCATCACCAGTATCTCCCATTTTATATACAGTAATATCGCCATTGGCTAGGTCATTTACTGTACGAACACGCACACGCTTCCATGATTTATTTTCCATGGTGTCGTAACGAATCTTTCCATTACGGATTACGCCAGACTCTACTAAATCTGTTGGGTGTTGTAACCAAATACCTGAACCATTGATAGCAAAAGCAACTTGATTGTTTGCACCAATGATACGCACTGCTTGTACTGTTCCAGTTATTGCATCAGCAAAAACATCTGTTGCTCTTGCATACACACCTGTTGGAACGGCTTGTGCAAAACCTGAAAGAGTAATAGGTTGACCTAGATTGATTCGTGTTGTGCCAGAGTTACTGTTTACTTGGTTTGTATTGCCAGCCCAGATGTACGAGTCACGACCTTCAAAGTCATAGACACCGTTCTCATTGTGAAATACTAATGGTCCGTATGACAGTTCACCGTTCTGGTCTAATGTTGCAATACGAGCACCCTTGTTTGTTCCAACCATAATGTATGTACCAAGGTATGTGTAAAGAGAAAGAATTTTCTCGCCTCGTGGCATTACCGCAGCAGTAACAATTGTACCTAGAGCACCAGTGTTATCTACTGATAGTTTAAAGATAGAAGAATGTTCACCAGCATAACCGCCAAAGTAAATAGCGTTAGAACCTTCGGTTACTGCAGTCCATTCCCAATCTGTAGGCATGACAGTAGAACCATTGATAAGAGTTCCATGGCTAGATGTCATAGTTGGTTTAATATCCGATGGAGCGCCAGCGCCCTTATCAGGAAACAGCAATTCATAGGCTGCATAAGTGCCGTTAGTAAATTTAAGTCCAGCAACAACACGACTTTTAACATACTTAAGTGTTGCGTGTTCTAGGGTTAATCCATTGTATGTGTATGACTTATGTGTTGTGCCGTTAGATATTTTGACATCATACATACCAGCAGTTGTAGCCACATACAAGTATGTACCATCTGAGGTAGTGGCAAGGATTGTTTCATTGGTAAATGATGACCAGTTAACCAAGGCTGTAGATGTACCAGCAGATGTAATCTTGTACATTGCAGTTGTCTGTGATGTGCGAACACTCATGTCAGTAGCAATAAGAATTGCTGTTCCAGAACTATCAGCACCTGTATCAACCTTGCACTTGCCAGTAAAAGCCTGTGCAAGTGTTGTCTTTTTAAGTAGGGTTATCTGTCCAGGAGTCCATACATCTATGCCATAGGAATCCTTGTAACGAAAGCGAACTTCCATATCGTTACCTTCTAAAGGTTCAGTAAAGTTAATGCCTTCGCCATAGTGCCAAGAAGATTGTGAGCGTGTCCAGTAGCCTGAGCCACCAAGGGTATGTTCACCTGGGTCACGCATCTGGTCTACACGCTGAGCACGGAACTCTGCAGTCTGTCGTTTGTATGGTGTGTTATCTGTAACAGCCATAATGAATGGCAAGCCAGCAATAGCCACATCAAAGGCGTTAGCGTTTAAGTCATAATATGTAGAGAGGCGACCCGATAAATCAATTATCGTGCGCTCTGAAATATCTGGTGCTCTTGATACCATGGCTTCTCCTTGTGTTTTAAGAAATAATAAGTGAGCAGTTTAGACCCATGCTCAGGGGTGATTGTTACTTAGATAGTGCTGCGATTTCGTCAGCAGTAAGTCCTAATGCTGCTAACTTTGCGTGTGCTGCTTGTTTATCTGCAGCAACTTTGGCTGCTGCCTCCTCTGATGCCAACCGTTCTGCTGCTGCTATTACTGCTGCTGCTTCATTGGCTGCTAGTTCTTCGGCTGTCAAAGGACGTTCGATGACCTCGCCTGTTTCGCAGTTGATTTCGATTGCTGTTGTCATTATTGCTCCTTATGAGTTTTTGATGCCGTATAGATAGAAGGATGAACCTGAAACAAAATTGTATGAGCCTACTTCATAAATTAAAATGCTTGTAATTGCTGATGTTGTTTGAATAAGATTTGCTGTTGCTCGCGTTACGGCTGAGGTTACGTTGCTTTCTCCTTGAGAAATTCCAGAAACTGGTTTATTGTTAGAACCTGCGTAATTTGAAAAATAAAATTCAAGAGATGTAAACGTGTCTGCTAAAGTCAAACTACCTTGTGTTAAGTTAGCCTGTAAAGCATTGTCACCGCTGCTGTTACTACTACTTGCAGCCGAACCGCTACCTTGAAGATAAGTGCTAGAATAAATAGTTGTAGATAATCCATTGACTCTTATGCCTAAATTGTTATTATTTACAGCACCATCATTTCTAGTAGATATTCGCAAAACCAAATCAGTATAAGTTGCAGGTATGGAAGAAAATGTCACGCTTGTTGCAGCGCTTGATAGTACATTGCTTGATATGAGTGTGTATGTATTTGCCATTTTACGCCTTTAGTATTCCGTAGAGTGTGGCTGTGGTGCCTACGCCAAAATTGCGAGAACTATTATCGTTTATTGTAATTGTTGTGATTGCCGCTGTATTTCGCCACATAGCAACAGCCATAACTACACGACCACTTCCATTTCTGTCTGATGATTCAACATTGAGACAGGTTTTATATGTGCTTCCACGGTAATTGAATATATCTAAAGTTCCAAGTTTAGGAACAGTTGAAACCAAAGCATCAAATTCAATTAAAGGAATTGCGGCTTGATTGGCTGCGGTGGTACTTGATGCAGCCGAACCGCTACCTTGAAGTGTTATGTATGAATAAGTCGTAGGACTTCCAGTATCAGTATTGAATTGAACTCTCGGAGCCGAGTTTGTTGCACTTGGTTTGATGCCAACCATAACAAGTCTCAAATCTGTATAAGTTGCAGGGATGCTTGAGAATACAATGGATGAAGCCTCACTGCTCAAAGTAGTGGTAGCGATTGGCTCGTATGTTGCTGGCATTTATGCTCCCTTAATTCCGTATAATCCAATTACTGTGTCAGTTGTAAAATTAGTTCCACTGCCATTTGTAATTTGAATAGAAGTAACGACTGATGTACTGCGCCAAAGACCTGAATCCATACGCATATTTCCTGAACCATTTCTATCAATCCCAGTTAAAGTTCTAACAGTTTTATTTTGTGTACTTGATGCATAATTGTGTATGTCAATAATTCCAGCACCAACAATTCCAGCAGTTGCAGTTGCAGCAGCAACACGCCCAGATAATATTTTTGTTGCATTGGCTGTTGCGCCTGCAGTTACAGTTGCTCCATCTCCTTCTAAATAATGCCAAGAATAATTAGAGCCAGTATCAGAATTAAATTGCAAGAAAAGATTATCGGCAGTATCTGCGTTTGTAACTCTACCTACAAAACGTAATTGTAAGGCTACAAATGTACTAGGAATGCTAGAGAAAGTTATTGTTGCCGATGACCCAGTACCACTTGCAGATGCAATGGACTCGTAAGCCCCTGTGACTGGCGTAGGAAACGCGGCTATTAAACTGTTTAGTACACCACTCATTAAGTTAATCCATTTCCTGAAATAATCCAAGTAGTTGATGCAATCTTAAGAGCAGTAGCCATACCAAAAGCAGCAAGGGTTCTTGAACCTGTAGTTCCAGGACCTGCTAGGTACATAGTGTCAGTTGTGATTGCAATTGTTACAGTTGCACCAGAACCAGCAACAAAAGTAATTGCAGTACCTACTGGTAATGCAACTGATGAGTTAGCAGGAATAGTAATTGTACGAGTAGCAGTTGAGTAGATATGCTTACCAGCATCAGTTGCAGCAATCGTAGCAGCGCCAGTTGTTGTAGCATTTTGAGGTATACCCATATAACCAGCGCCAGTAGCAGCAGTACTAGTTGTACCTTCAGCAGGGGTAATTGTTGGACTAGTTCCAAATACTAACGAACCTGAACCAGTTTCATCTGAAATAACACCAGCCAATTGAGCAGAAGTTGTTGCAGCAAATTGATTTAATCCACTAGCAGTTAAACCTAATCCTGTAGTAGGGTGAACATGGTCTGCTCTTGCAGTTGTAGTTGCTGTTCCAACTGCAGCAGTACCGTTAGCACTTGGTGTTGTTGAACTTAAACCAGTAATGCTATTAAATGATGTTCCAGTTGCTGTTCCAATATTAGGAGTGGTTAAAGTTGGACTTGTAGCAAATACCAATGCACCGCTACCAGTCTCATCAGAGATAACACCAGCAAGTTCTGCAGAAGTTGTTGCAGCAAATACTGATAATTTATCTGCAGTCTTAGCAAGAGTTGCAGATGTTGGTATAGTAGTTGAGTTAATAGTTAAAGCATTAACATTGGATACTGTTGCTCCAGAGTTAATTGCAGTTGAACCAAGTGTAGGTGCTGTATAAACGCTAGTTGTAGCAATTTGCACCCATGTAGAACCTGACCATACATACATATTATTAACAGTTGAGTTCCAATAGATAGCACCCACAAGAAGTGTGTTGCCATCGTTATCTACTGTAGGAGCCGTAGACTTGCTACCAAGGTAACGGTCATCAAAGTTGTCGTAAGTAGTTGCTGCATCAGATGCACTTGTTGCAGCAGATGCAGCGCTTGTTGCTGCTGCTGTTTGACTTGTTAAAGCAGATGAAGCAGAAGTTGCTGCGCTAGTAGCGCTTGTTGCTGCTGCAGTTTGTGAAGTCAAAGCAGATGATGCACTTGTTGCTGCACTTGTAGCAGATGTTGCTGCTGCAGTTGCACTTGCGGAAGCGCTTGTAGCACTTGTAGCAGCAGCGCTTGCGCTTGCTGCAGCAGCACTTGTAGAAGCAGCAGCACTTGTGGCGCTAGTTGCTGCAGAAGAAGCCGATGTTGCAGCAGCACTTGCAGATGATGCAGATGCTGTAGCAGAAGTTGCAGCACTAGAGGCAGATGTAGCAGCAGAAGATGCTGATGTTGCTGCAGCCGAGGCGCTAGATGCAGAGGCTGTAGCAGATGTTCCAGCGCTGGTTGCGCTAGTGGCTGCAGCGGTTGCGGAAGCAGCAGCACTGGTTGCGCTGGTAGCAGCAGCAGTCTGTGATGTTAATGCAGAGGAAGCACTTGTTGCTGCAGCACTGGCACTTGAAGCAGATGCGCTTGCACTTGCTGCAGCGCTAGTGGCTGAGGTTGCTGCACTTGTTGCGCTAGTAGCAGCGCTTGTAGCAGAGGTAGATGCAGCGGTGGCTGAACCAAGGATTGCATCTACATAATTCTTAGGTGTTGCAGATGATGCCACCATGCCTGCGGATGAAAGACCAGTAATTGTTCCTGCACCACTGACAACAATAGATGCTGTTGAAGTAACAGTACCTGTAAGAGTTGCACCATTAATAACAGGTGTAGTCAAAGTCTTGCGGGTAAGGGTTACTGACTGGTCAGCACCAACTACTGAACCATCACCTGATACAAGTCCATGCACATGTGTTTGAGAAGCGTTTGCAAGAATACCTGAGTCAGCATCATAGCCACGGGCTGCGATGTGAGTCTGTTCTTCTTTAAAGTCACGACCAGATACACCATGGCGAACCGATGCGTTAGCAGCATGAGAATACGCCTGTGTTCCATCTTGTCCACGAACAAGTGTGAGAGTGGTTCCTGCTAAAGCAGTACAGGTAACAACTTCTTCTTTTGAACCATCTGGTTCAATGATAAGCGTAAATGGTACTGATGGAAAACCACTGACAGATGCAACAGCAACATTTGTTGTGACATCGCCAGTTGCTGCTGATGAAAGATTGTTAACCAGTGTGGTTTGAATTGCTGTGGCGGAAAAGTTCCGCTTGAGTACTCCTGGGTCGCCTGCTGCCATGTGGGTGCCTTATCTCTGATAGTGTGAACGAACGGGGAATTGACGGCGCATGTTCTCCGCCACTTCG